GGAACCACCGCTCGGGGACTTGAGCTTGAGCGTGGCCGTATCGATGCGGCTGAAGTTCAGGGAGCCGGTCATCTGGGACTTGTTGAGGGTGAGGGCGAACGGCCACGTGTACAACGGGAGGGTGTCGAGGAGGTCATCGGGGAGGGACGTCGTGTGCATCTCCGGAACGATGGTGTGATGGTAGACGTTGGAGGTGCCATCGAAAAGGGGCGTGCCGTTGATGTAGAGGGTGCTCTCCGTGAACGTGTAGTTGGCGGCCCAGTTGGCGCCACCCGTCTTGGAGGAGACCACGTGCACCGCGCGGCACGGGTGGTTGAAGTAGGTGAGGTCGACCTCCGTATCGGTCTCTTCCATCGGTTGGTGCTGGACCTGGTTGATGAGGAGGCGTTGTTCGTTCTTCACGAAAAACTCGCGCTCTTGGGTGTCCAAGAAGATGAAGGAACCGTAGACCTTCGGGGTCTCGCTCGGGGTCAGACCAGTGCGGCACTTGATGCGAATCTCCACCTGGTGGTTCGCCAAGGCGACGAGCGGGAGGCACTTGGTCCAGTCCTCACCGAAGAAGAACGGGATCATGTAGTGCCCGGCGTTGGAACCGCTGTATCCGACCGCGTTCGGCTTCACGTCCGTGGTCGTGACGGCCATGCTCCCCTTGGCCCCATCTGGGCGGTAGAGCACGTTGTGCACACCCTGGATGTACAGGGCGTCCAAGCGGCACACCTCTTGACCACCGATCCACAAAGAGAACTCCGTCGGCGCCTTCGTGCTGCTGAAGAAACCCGTGTTGTTGTCCCCAGTGGCACCGATGTCCGGGGCCTCCACCCACACGTAGGACAACAGGTCACCCTTGCTTCGGATCGGAATCGTGACCTCATTATTCGACGCGAACGTTCCGATATAATCGAGACGTTCGGGTTTGATTGCGAAGTTCGTGTACCTCTTGTAATTTTGTCTGAAAAAACTGACTTCAGGATTCGACGTGGTATACGTGTCCTGGACACCTCGACTGACCAATTCAATCAACGCAGCTGACATTTACTATATAAAACATATTAAAATTTTGACCGAGATTCATACACATGGTGGTCTTTCAGGCGCTGACGTGGGAAGCACGGGATGACGAGGACAACGGGCACCTCATCAGCGTCTTCGGCAAGACCGAGGACGGGCGCTCCGTCTGCGTCACGACGGAGTTCACTCCGTATTTCTACATCAAACTTCCCGACGCCAAGGCCCAGACCGTGCGCGAGGTCTACCACGCATTGGAGAAACGGTGCCCTGAGTGTTTGGTTGGCTACGGGTTAAAGAAGTCCAAAGACGTGTGGGGATTTCAAAACAACCAAGAGTTTCCATTCATGCGCCTGGACTGCGCCAACCTGGCGAAGCGGAGGTACGTCGCGAGCACGCTCAAGTACGGGCTCCAACTGGCGAGGGGGAACACCAAGCTCCGCGTCTACGAGGCCAACCTCGACCCAGTCCTGCGTCTCATGCATCGCACGGGGATTCAGTCCACGGGGTGGTTGGACACCGGTGGGAAGTGCGTGCGCTCCCACCTGGCACACGTGGACATCGACCTGTTCTGCAACGACTGGACCACCCTCACCCCCGTCGCCAGGGACGACATCGCCCCGTTCGTCGTCGCCTCCGTGGACATCGAGTGCAACAGCTCCACTGGGAAGTTCCCTGACGCCGACGTCACCGATGATTGCTGTTTTCAGATCGCCCTGACCCTGTGCAAGTTTGGGAGCGACGAACCCTACGAGGAGGTGTGCCTGTGCTACAAGAAGACAGAGGGAGAGAAGGTTCAGAGCTTCGACACCGAGAAGGCGTTGCTCGAGGGGTTTCAGAGGTACTTGCGCAAAGCCGACGTGGACATCATCACGGGGTGGAACATCTTCGGCTTTGACCTGGAATACATCATGAAACGTGGGTTGGTGTGTAAGTGTGCGCCCGAGTTTTTCGAGATGGGCAAGTTCAAACACACACCGTGTGAGATGCTCTACAAGAAGTTGTCCTCGAGCGCCCTGGGCGACAACGAGCTGAAACTCCTGCCCATGAGTGGTCGGTTCATCTTCGACCTGTTCCACGAGGTGAAGAAAGGGTACAAGTTGGACAGCTACAAGTTGAACAGCGTGGCCCAGCTCTACCTGGGGGACCAGAAGTTGGACATGCCACCGCGGGAGATTTTTAGGAGGTTTCAGAAAGGCGACGCCCATGAATTGGGTGAGGTGGCCGATTACTGCATCAAAGATACTCTCCTGCCACACAAGCTCCTGGCGAAGTTGTGCATCCTGGTGAATCTCTTAGAAATGGCGAAAGCCACTTCAGTTCCGCTGTGTTTTCTCGTCGAGAGAGGGCAGCAAATTAAAGTGTTTTCGCAATTGTGTAAGAAGGCGGCGGAACTCGGGTTCCTGGTGCCAGTCATCTACCAAGGCGCAGTCCCTGAGGAAGGCTACGAAGGGGCCACCGTCCTCGAAGCTCAGTCTGGGGCCTATTACACACCCATCACCGCCCTCGACTTCGCATCGTTGTACCCATCCATCATGATGGCCCACAACCTGTGCTACAGTACCTTGGTCATGGACGAGCGACGCTATGGGAACATTCCAGGGGTGGAGTACGAGACGTTCACCCTCGCGTCGGGGAAGTCTTACAAATTCGCGCAAAACGTGCCGAGTTTACTACCGACCATCTTGGCAGAGCTCAAGCAATTTCGTAAACAGGCGAAGAAGGACATGGCCATGGCGACCACGCAGGGGATGAAGGAGGTGTACAACGGGAAGCAGTTGGCCTATAAGATTTCCATGAACTCGTGCTACGGATTCACCGGGGCCGCGAGGGGGATGTTGCCGTGCGTCGCCATCGCGTCGTCGGTGACGTTCAAGGGGAGGTCCATGATTGAGGAGACAAAGAACTACGTGGAAGCCAACTTCCCAGGGGCACAGGTGAGGTACGGTGATTCCGTGACTCCAGATTCAGCTCTCTTAATCAGACAGAATGGTGTTGTGAGGACTACTCGAATCGATGCATTGGTGTCGGCGTACGAGACCAGGTCTGATGGGAAAGAATGCTCAGATGTTCACGGCGTTGAGGTGTGGTCTGACATGGGTTTCACAGAAATAAAACAAGTCGTTAGACATAAAACAGATAAGCAGGTATACCGAGTCTTGACTCACACGGGGATTGCCGATGTCACTGAAGACCACAGCCTGCTGTCTGTCGATAAACGTGAATTGAAACCCACGGATGTCACCGTCGGTGTTGAACTTTTGCATCACGATTGTGGACTCGCGTTTGAAACTGAAATTCAAACCGACATCACGGTCGCGGAAGCGAAAGTCATGGGTTTCTTTCTTGGGGACGGGTCGTGTGGCCACTATGGGGAAAAGTACACATGGGCGCTGAATAATTCAAACATGACACTTCTTGAAGCGATGCAAGAGATGTGTCCATTTGAAACAAAGATTTTGGATACACTGAAATCAAGTGGCGTGTATAAATTGGTGCCGATTGGCAAAATAAAAGATGTCACTTTGCGCTATCGTGCATTGTTTTATAACGCGCACAAAGAAAAGATAGTGCCTCCGTGTATACTCAACGCACCTCTCGACGTCGTCAAGGCATTTTGGGATGGGTATTATCTATCTGATGGGGACCATGATGAGACCCAAACAATTACGCGTTTCGATATGAAGGGTAAAGAGGGTAGTTTGGGTTTATGTTTTCTCGCTCGGCGTCTTGGTTATAACGTGTCACTGAATTGTCGTTCGGATAAAACAGATATAATGAGACAGACGTGCACCACGGGTTCTCAACGACGTAATCCACACGCCATTAAAAAAATTGAGCACCTCGGAAACACATCAGACTATGTCTATGACTTGACAACTGAATCGCATCATTTCCACGTGGGTCCGGGACACATGATTGTTCACAACACCGATTCCGTCATGGTTGAATTTGACGTCCAAGGGCGCACGGGGCAAGATGCCATCGACTACAGTTGGGAACTGGGTGAACAAGCCGCTGAGCAGTGCACCCGACTGTTCAAGAAACCCAACGATTTGGAGTTGGAGAAGGTGTACATGCCTTACATTCTCTACAGTAAGAAACGCTACGCGGCCAAGTTGTGGGAGAAGGGGAAATCTGGAAGGGTGGAGTTCAAGTACATCGACGTCAAAGGTTTGCAATTGGTGCGTCGGGACAACACCCCCCACGTCCGTGAGGTGTGCAAGGAGTTGTTAGACGTCATCCTCGAATCTTCGGAACCCGAACCACCGCAGGTATTGGCGAGGGAGCGCGCCCTTGAGTTGCTCACCGGTGATGTGCCCCATTCGAAACTCATCTTGAGTCAATCATTGTCGGACACCTATAAAGTCAAGGGCACCCCCGTGTCCATCAAAGACATCGACCGAAGTTGGGACATCTCCATGGGACACGTGCAGGTGCACAACAAGATGCGTCAGAGAAAGCCCGGGTCGGAACCGCAAAGCGGGGACCGCGTCCCCTATATACTGACGAAGACGGAGGACCCCAAGGCGAGGGCGTTCGAAAAGGCCGAGGACCCCGCGTACGTGGAAGAGCACAACATTCCCGTGGATTACCATTATTACTTCTTGAATAAGTTCTTGAACCCCGTATGCGACCTCCTGGAACCCCTAGTTCCAGAACCCAAAAAAACCATCTTTGGAGAGATAATCGAGAAAAATAAACCCCCAAAGAAAAAGAGGGCCCCTGCGAAGCAGAAGACCACAATCACCCAATTATTTAAAAATTTCGAGCTCTCTAAAAACAGTGGTGTAGGTGATGGAGGACATAAGTCAGAGGATTGCAAAGATGATAGAGGATGAGGTGGAGCGACGGGTGCGGTCGCAGTTGGACGCAGTGACTTTGGAGTACAACGAAAAGTTGGACGGGTACATAAACCACATCGCGATGCATCACAACATATCAAAGGACCTGCTGCTTCGCGATGTGCCGGCGTTCACGGACCGCACGCGGTGTAAGGGTGTGAAAAAGGATGGGGTGCGGTGCACGCGACGAGGGACGCACCACGGGTACTGCACGATACATCTATATCAGAGGGAAAAGTTGCAACCCGTGGCCATAGACGTGTCGACGTCCCACATCCACGGCATGGACGTCCTGTATCAAGACAACTGCCCTGCGTGCTTAGAGTTAGACCGAAAGAAGCTTATAGATTTGAACAGTATATTATTTAACAATAATGAGTAAATCAGATATTCTGCTATCATCCATCAATGCATTTTACAGCGACGAAAAGAATAAAGCTACACTCGTGAACGTATTAAACAAAAAATCAGGAATCTCCCTACGAAACCTCGAGTGGTTCATCACGAACTACGCCAAAAAGAATCACACGTCCTACAAGACGGAAGATGGAAAGGTGTTCTCCGTGCACACGGCGTACAAGAGCTCGTTGTTGGGGTACAGTAAAAAGTTGTTCGACCCGTTCTGTCGCGCCGAGAAGATTTCGTACGTCATCCCCGGAACAGATGAGGAAATTCAGACGACCGTGGCGCAGTTGAATTTCATCAAGTGGTGCATAAAGAATGACGTCATCTCGTTCGTGAGTGCGCACAAAGACGCGCTCATGGCGAATAAGCACGCGACATGAACCCGTTCTCAAATTTGAAAGTTTCGTAGCCGGTGTAATACATGTGTAAACTATAGGTCTCCGATGTCGGCAAGAGGTCGCACTCGATGGTCGTCTTGTTCGACTCCAACTGACTGAAATCTAAACTCCCCGACGGTTGAACATTCACTGGGTTCATTGAGAATGCATACGAGTAAATGTTTCTAATCGGGCGCGACAGTCTCTTTTCATAGGGTACGTAGTACTTAAAGTACGTGTGGTCCGACGACGTGATGTTCGGCAGTTGATTCCCCTGAATGTAGAACCGGGCCTTGTCCATGACGGGGTCGAAGAACGTGTTCAACTGGTCGAAGTTCACGTTGGAGCTAAAGTTAAACCTGTTGTGGATGTAAAAGTTCCCTTCCTCAGTTTCCCCGGGCTCTTTCACCACGAGGGGGTCCTCGAACTTTGTGTTCCTGAAAAACCAGTGCAACGTCTTCACGGGGATGTTCGGGACGAGTTGGTTCTTGACGACCGCGGAGGATGGGTCGGTCGTGACCACGGGGTGTTTCTTCACGACGTCCGTCACCCATAGGCCCCTGTGGTTCATGGTGTACAGGCGTTCATCGGGGGTGGTTGAAATCTCCTCAGTGACGATGTCGAACTCCGAGAGGGTGAGGGTCTGCGTGGTGTTCGCGAAGAACTGTTGAGGGTGAAACTTGAATTCAAACTCAATCTTCTGTCGGTGGCACGCGCACGCGGGGAAATACGGGCGATTCGGTTGGTTCGATTCGTACTCGTCCGCGGCGTACTTGCGAGAAAAGAAAAAGTTCAGGGGCACCACCACGTCGGACGCGTACTCGGCAAAATTGTTCGCCCCATCGGACGTGTCGAACGCGAGAGACCTGTTGAGCAGGAATCGGTTCGCCACCTTTTCAGACATCTCCGTGTACATCTCGTCGTGAATGATGCCCCAGTCCCCCCAAAACGTCTCCACCTCCATCTCGTCCACGTACATGCGCACGTACTCGAAGATGTGTCTTCCGACCTGGTCGGCGTAGTTCCCACCCACCTCCAATGCGGGGAGGGTGAGGCTCACGTACATGTTCGAGAGGTAATCGCCCATGTTCGTTCGAGGGTCGTACTGCACCTTTATGGTTTCCCCGAAAGGCCACGACGCCTGTCGGTTCGAAGGGGCCACGATGTTTCGGTTCCGATGAAACTTGCGAAAATCTGCGTGTTGTTCGGTGTTGTAATTAAAAAAACTTTGCTCTGGGTCCTTTGAAAGCAGGTACGTGTCCTGTTTACCGATGGCGCTGAGTGCGACGTGCGCCGCTTCGCCCATGCTTACTTTACGCGTACAATTTTTTGAGGTCGTTCTGCCACATCTCGGTGTGTGTTATTTTCTTGAGGTCTTCGAGGTCGTTCGCAGCCTGCGCCGCCTCTATCATGAGGGATTCCACCGCCTCCTTCGTGTACTGGTAGGTTCGAATGTTCAGGAGGTAGTCAAACTTGCCGTCAATCATGGGAAAGGTGTGAAGCATCTCTTGTTCGAGCTCGGCCCTCTTCCTCTTGAACACGCGAAGCTGTCCGTCCACCACCATCTTCACGAACAGGGCTTTGTGTGTGCACACGCGCGCGCGGGTCTCGTACTCCTGGATGAGATGGGCCTTGCGTTTCACGTAGTAGTGTTTGCGCACGAGCACGAAATCTCGGAGAATCTCCTCCGGGGTCTCGTAGCGGTGGATGCCCTTGACGGGGTGGAACAGGTGCATGTTGGACGTGTGAATGACCTTTCGCAGTTTAAAGTCTTTCACCGGGTCCGAGCCGGTGTAGCCCTTGACGATGAAGTGCACGTCCTCGATGGTGCTCTTGTTGGTGTACCCACTGATGAGTTTTTTATCCACGAGTTCGTCGAGGTACTCTTTGAAATCCTGGGTCCACCTCCCCGGGGGGAGCTCGGTGATGACGCCGTCGTTCCAGGTGCCTTCCGCGACCCACGAGGTGCCGTCCCGGGTCATCGTGCCCTTGAACCCCCTGTAGTGAGGGCGCATGGGCACCACCGGTTCACCGACGAGGATGCGCTCGATGTTCTTGACGATGTCCATCGGGTTGAATGGGGGCACAGAACAACTGAACCCGGTGCCGATGCCTTCGGTGCCGTTCACGAGAACCATGGGAATGATGGGGACGTAGAACTCCGGTTCGATGGCTCGTCCGTCGTCTTCCATGCGGGTGAGCACGGGCTCGTCCGAGGGGTCGAACAGGGTGCGCGTCTCCGGC